GAGCCCGAAGCCGTACGCACCAAAGCCGGGGACGTACTGATAGTGCACGAAGTGCTGGCGCTTGAGTTTTAACTTGTCGTCTTCCTTCCAGTTGCGGCGGATGGAGAGCACGTCGCCCGTGCCCTTCAAAATAGTCACCACGTAGGGGATAGCGATCCCAACGGCTTCTCCGTCCTCATCCTTCTCGCACAGCGGGTCGCCCTCGATCACGAGGTTGACGTGGCTCTCCAGCACGATGTAGCGGTCGTCGTTGATGTCGGAGAACCCAGTCTCCTTGTCCTTGGCCTTCTTGATGTCGTCCTGAGTCTTGTCCGGTTCCGGAAGCTCGATGTCCCGGTAGAACCCAGCAGCCATGAGTTTCTTCAACTCGTTCTCGGTCTTGCGCATGACGTGGGTCACGCGCTCGCAGGTGTCCAAGTCCGACGCGCCGTAGGGCAGGATCATGTCCTCGGCAGGCACGAATGTGCTCACCGGTCGGCCAAGGTTGGGGTCGTAGTAAATCTTCTTGAACGCCGAGCCAGTAGCTGGCAAGCTCCAGAGCATCCGCTCGTGCTCCGGCCTATACTCGGGCATCTCCTCGGTCAAGCGGAAGTTCATGTCATCTTGCACCCGCACGGCGGCTTCCTTGACCTCAACGGTGTCCTTGCCGATGATCTTGGTCTTGACCGGCCCAGCGGCTGGGAATGTCTCGGTGATGGTCTCAGACTGGAACCGCACCACGGCCTCTGTAATCATCGGGTGGAACACCCCACAGGCTCCCTGCCAAGGCTCGGTGCGCTCCTCGATCTGGAGTCCCAAGAGCTTCAAGCCCATGACGTAGGCTTTCTCCCACTCCTTGCGGCTGGCCTTGTCGTCGTCGATCACGCCCTCCAAGTCGCTGCCCAACTGGGAAATCTCACCGTCGTCCAAGAACTCGGCCAAGTTGGCATCAAAGTCCTCAACGCTTGGCTCGGGCTTTTCGATCTCGATCTCCAGCCCACCGGCTTTGATACTCACCTCTTCGGGATCAACGATCTCAATCTCGATCCCCTCCATGCCGTCGTCTTGTGCAAGCTCTTCCAATCCCTGTGGAGCGGCGTAGAGACCCTTGTCGATGTTTGTGGCCATCATGATTCCTTAGTAGTAAGCGTACGTCTGCCGCTTGAAATATCTTGGCTCGTCCTTCTCGTCGGAGTCCAACGGGATGAAGCCGCCCCTGCGAAAGCGCAGCAGTGCTTGGGATGTCGTGTCAACGAAGTCGTCGTGTTCTCCGTTGGGGAAGGACGCTACTTCCTCGATCACCTCCCGCGCCCAGCGCGTGTCTGGTGCCCAGACCTTGCCAGAGGCAAAGAGGTCCGCCACCGCGTTCAATCTTACTATCTTGTCGTTGCCCCGGCTAGGGGTGTACTCCTCGACAGGGATGCCCATGTTGCGCAACTCCTGAATGAGCGGACCCCCAGCGGCTTTCTTTTCCACGATGAACCCGTCGGGCTCCCACTCCCTGTAATGCTTCAAAGCCACCTGTTTGAGTTCCGGGAATGCCATCCTGTCCTTGAATGCGTCCAAGAGGATGATCTGGGCCGTATGCCCCTCCTCCTCGTTATAGAACACCCCCCACGTCGTGCAGGCTGAGTAGTCAGCGCTGGTCTTAGCCTCGAACGCCGTATCCCATGACTGGAGAATGAACTCGCACTGGGGCGGCTGGTCCCCCGGCCATATGCGCCAAGAGTTTCTGGAGACGATCGCCGCGTTGTTGGAGACCGGGTTTTGCATGTACTGGGCGTTCCAGTACTGGGGGTCAAGCGCCTGCTTCTTGGACTTCAACGCTTCGAGCGGCCACTGATCCGGCCAGAGCGATTTCTCTTTCTCCGTGCCCTCGTGCAGGATGGCTGGCAACTCCACCACCTCCCAGCGGTCCTCCTCCGGGGTCTCGTTCTTGGTCTGGTAGTCCAGTAAGCGCCCCGTCAGGTCCAGTTTGGACCAGCGGGTCATGATGATAATGATTGCGCCTCCGGGCATCAGACGCTGCAACGGGCCGGTCTGAAACCAACTCCACGCCGTGTCAAACGCAAGGCGGCTGTTGACTTTTACGTCCTGTTCGCTATGAGGATCGTCAATGACGAAGAGATCAGCACCACGGCCAGCCAAAGCGCCCCCGACACCAGCAGCGTAATACTGTCCACCTTGGCTGGTAGACCACTTGCCTGCGGCTTTCTGGTCGTCTGCAATCTGGGTCTGGTCAAAAAGTTCTTTGTATTCATCGGAGTCCACCAAGTTTCGCACCCGGCGACCGAAATCCTCGGACAGTCCTGCGGTGTGGGTCCCCATGATAATCTTTTTATTAGGGAAATTACCTAGAAAGAAAGCCGGGAAAAGGTAGGAACTGAACTCCGACTTGCCCATACGGGGCGCGATGTTGATGATGACCCGCTTTTTCTTGCCGTCGATCACATCCTTGAAAATTTTGGCCAGTTTCCGATGGTGCGGCCCGACCTTGAACCCCGGATAGACAGATTTTGCGAACTCGATCATGTCGGTTCGGGCGAGATTCTTGCGGTTGTGCTCCTCGGCCTTGGTCAAAAGCTCCAGCGCCTCGACTTTTTCCTCCGCCGTCATCCGGGAGAGGTTCTGGAACAGGATTCGCGCCTGCTCAGGCGTCAGTGGCTGGGGTGCCGTCATCGTTTTCTTCTTTGTTTTGGGGGACTTCCTCGATGTCCGTGACCTCCACGTCGGTCACGTCCATGAACTTGGCCAGCTTCTCCTTGAGTTTGGCGTCGATCTCGGCCTCGGTGAGGTCTGTCTTCTTGACCTCGATTTTTTCGGTGAAGAGCCCCACCTCCGTGACCTTGCCCAAGAGCCCTAGCGCTTTCAAGCGGATGTTGGCGTTGGGGTGGTTCGTCTCCTCAATCAGCTTGGCCACGGCCATGCCACGGATTTCCTTGGCCTGATGGACAAACTCCCAGTCGTAGGCTGTGAGCATCCCGACCAAGTGCTTGACTGCTGCGGGGGTTTGTATTTGCTGGACGACGGCGTTGGCGTCTTGGATGGTGGGCGCGGTCATCGCCCCAAATGCCCTGCGGGCCTGCTGCTTCTCGGCCTCAGACACAGCGGCCTCGGTGTCCGGAGCCCCCATCGCGGTAAGCCAGTCAGCCGTTTTAACTTGGGCGTCAACGATTTGCGACGCAGAGGCCCTATCCGCTGCCACTGGCGCGGGGGTACTGGGTAACACTTCGGGTTCGAAGTTCAACAGGTGATCGAGCATTTGTCCTTACGGAATGCGGGTTGCGTTCCCGATGGGCGGAGTATATACTCTTAATTGGCTGTGTGGCAACAGTTGGTCGCAGATTGGTCTGCGACTAATCTCGCGTTGCTCCATTGCTTTCTCCTCAAAGATTTACCCCCGGCTAATCACCGGGGGTTTTTTTGTGTCCACCGTTAGACAAAGGTTTTTTAAAATTTTTATAGAAATTTTGGGGCTAAGATGGGACCCACGGAATTTTGTGACTTAAGTATTATAGAAATGGTGAAAGCGGGTGGGGAATAGTGTTGTTATCGGAGCGTATTGGCCATGCTAGTTTGGGGTTGTGGGGGTGTGGTGGGGGTCGAAAGTACGCCTTTTTTGGCCTGAAAACGCCCCAAGTAAGCCGTTCGATTAGGGGGTGCCGGATACTTGAAGCTGTCGATGGGAAAGCCCACGGCATTTCATTAACTTTCAGGAGAAACTTCCATGACAAAACTTTCTGCAACACAACAAGCGGCTGTTACCGCCTACGGCAAATTCCTCGACGCAGGCATGGCCTACGGCGAAGCCCTACGCAAAGCGGCCGCCGAACTTGGTGGGACACCGTGTCCCACGCTACTCGAAGCCTTGGCCGCCGTGCACGCCAAGAAGTACGGGTGCAACTTCACTTTCGAGAATGACCGCGCGACATTCCACACCGGCGCAGAGTCAACACGCGAGACACGCCAAGAAGCGGCCACCAAGTCTTGGCAACGCAATGTCATGGTGCACTTCCGCGCGGAGAAACCCGCCAAGCCTGCCAAGTCATTCCGCGTGTCGTCAGACTTGCGTGCACTCGCCAAAGCCTACCTCGCCAACTTCGACAGCAAGGCCGATGCAATTCGGGTTCTTAACGCTGTCGCTTCCAAGTGAGCTTTTTCCCGCAAGCGCACCAGCGAGGGCTGGGCGCTGTTCCCTTCCTTGTCCATCGTAATCCGTGGGACACGCTGTCCCACCAAACCCTTTCAGGAGAAACTTCCATGACACAAACCCAACTCGAAACCATCCTCAGCGCCCTCATGCGTATGGAGCACAAAACCACCGGAGCCATGACGCCCGATGAATACTGGGCGACAGTCGCACTCGCTCAGGCCGTCCAAGCGCCGCAGTACATCACCGAGTACTTCGCCCGCAAAGCAATCGAAACCAAGTAACCCCGTGGGACACGCTGTCCCACCAAACCCTTTCAGGAGAAACTTCCATGCG